TGCCTGTGGATCATTCACAGGATACATACCTAATGATAACTGAGGCTGATCCGGTTCCCAGCAATTCTTACATACTTTAATACTAGATATCTTTGTTTTAATTGTAAGCCTACGCAACTCTTTAAGCCTATACCTGAACCCACAGCGATCACACTCCGCTATTGAATTCTTAGCTGATGCGTACTTACTAGCCATTTTATCTGTATGTGATCATGCGCGGAACAAACCGCAGTGGCGCTTTCTCTCTATCCTCATCAGCAGCCAATTGCCATGCCTCATCATATTGCGCTTTCAGCATTGGTACTCTATCAATTGCATTAGGGAGCTTAACTGACAGCATATATGCAAGACCACAAACAATAGCGTTCTGGAATCTAAATGGAATTCCTTCCACATTAATACCATTGCCCGCATCTGGCATCCTAACCAGCCGCCAGTACACTAAATAATAATATGGTGTCTCTACTGTACCCTGACTAGGTGAAGGCCACACAGTGACTTGTGGGACCTGCTGGACCGCACCCTGCACATTAGTTGTCTGTCCAGATCTACGGTTAATGTATATCTGAATGGGCCGCCCCTGAGTTAACTTGTTTGGGATTGTAGAATAGGTAGATACACTAATTCTATTAATGTTCAAATCTGTCTGGTTGCTTACTTGACCTGGGCTGGTACGGATCACAGTCTCAATGAGGTCTACAGTATTTTCTGGAAGGTCATAAGTAATTTGACCCTGTATTAATGGGATTGTACCCTGCTCAATAGTCCACAGGTTTATGCCACGATTAGCCCACTCAGTAAGCAGGAAGTTAAGACTTCTCCTAGCTGTTCTAAAGTCATAACCAGTACGCAGCTCTAGGCCGCATCTCTCAAAGGCTTCTTCTATAAGCTCATTGAGTGCTGGGTTAAATGTTGATGTGGCTACTGTATATGGCATCTAACATTTCCATTTTTTAAGACTTTTGTTAATGCGGCTATCTGGATCATTTGCCGTCTTAGCAGAAGTTAGCTTCTTCTTTAAGCCTGACATCCTGGCACAGAATGACTTCTTACGGCTACCACCTTCTGGCTGCGGAGCCTTTAGCCCTGGCTTGCCTGGGTTAGCCTTATTATAAGAAGCCCTACCCTTAGCGTTTAAGCCGCCACTCTCAGCCTTTCCTTCCTTCCGCTGCCAAGCTTCAGTCTTAGCCATTACCTGCCCATCTTCTCGCCAGAACCTGATGCTATGCGCTTACGCTTAGCATGCATGTTAGCAAATAACCCAATCCTGCCACCCTTCTTATATAGGGTAACAGGTGAGTTTCCATCACGCTTCTTGATCTTCTTGATCTTAGCAGGGCTGATATCACCCATGCCGCGTGAGGCCATCATATGATACGTCTACCAGCCATCTTGATTTGAGCGGCTTGGGTATGACCTTTCTTCTGGATTGTGTGCTCACCATGAGGCTTATTCCCACCAGATACTACCTTGCCCATCTTAGATGCGCGTACAACTCCACCTTCTTTATAGGCTTTAGCACCCTTCATTGCAGGCTGACCTGGAACCATTTCAGCCATCTTATCACTCATTGGGATGCGGCGTAATGATGTAGGACGGTTAATTGGTATCTTGATCTTCAGCAGAGCCTTACCACCTGCATTCATCTTCTTTGATTCTTTAGATTTGCTATCCATTTCACCACCCTCTTTAGCTCTACGGGCTTCACTAAGTGCTATAGCAATGCCCTGTTTAGGATTGGTCACTTTCTGTCCTGATGAGGACTTCAGCTTCCCTGTTTTAAACTCATGCATTACTACACCAATTTTAGACTTCTTCAAACTATTGTACCGCGTGTCTTACCACGCTGTGCAATTCCATCTGCTCTCTTTGATGCTGAGCCAACCTTACCACCCTTTTTCATTGCTGCGCCAAGTGGGCCGCCTGCTACTGGGGCCTGAGGAGCGCGCATATTAGGCTGATACATTCCTGCGTTATTGGGGGTCATACCCATTGTGTTATTCATCATTATCTTATACCTCCTCTAGTTTTCCCTCTAATAGCGGCACCATCACCACGCCTTGATGCCATAGTAACTCTACCACCACGCTTCATTCCGTACATATCATTTACATTGCCAATAGCTGAATCATCTTCTGAAAATGTCTTTAGCTTGCGGCCCCTTAATGCCGCGCTAGCTGGTGCTTGTAATGCCTGTGGTGCAAATGATGCTAAATCTATTACAGGGGCAACCGCCCTTGCTTGAAACTTTCTTCCTGGATTTATATCCAGTACGGGAACCACTTGCTTTTGCTGATCTACCTTAGGTGCATTTGCTTTCTTTATTGCTGCATCTGTAATTTGCTTCTGTTTATTTATTACTAAATCTGCAGCTAACTTTGCTGCTGCATCTGACTCAGCCTTAGCTCCACAAGATGTACCATAAGATTTTTCACAACCCAGCTCCCTATCATACTCAGCATTTACTTGCGCCTCACAATTTATTGAAGCTTGAGTCTGACGCCCACCTCTCCCATAGTATTGATCACAATTATACCTTCTGAGTATTCCATAGTAGTCTGCCACTAGACCATCCGTCCTTTAGTCTTGCCGCGCTGAGCTATCCCATCTCCTCTGCGTGAGGCTGATGACCTTACAGATCCACCCTTAGCCATCTTAACAGTGCCGCCCTTAGCTTTACCCTTAATTAGATCCTTGAGCTTCTCATAGCCCTTCTTTAGGGTGTCCATATCTATTCTATCATCACCCATTCCAGATTTTGTAGTAGGAGCGTTCTCTTCTTTCTTTCTATTCTTAGCATCCTCATGCGCCCGCTTCTCTTCCTTTGTTAGCCCACCTTCATTCATCTGGGTAGGCTGTAGAGCTGCCATAGGCTGCATAGGCTGTGATGCTGGCTGGATATTGCCATTAGGAGCTGTATTGTTTGGCGTTAGCTGATTGCCATAGAAAGGATATGTAGGGGGAGTTGGATATCCCGTACCGCCACCATCTGCCATTTTCTTAGTTTTCATGATTTATCCGTAGAATACAGTTACGCCAGTAGCACCAGACGTAGATAAATATATACCATTAAGCGCAAGAATGCCCTCACCAGGAATCAATATTGTTTGTACATTGCCTGCTGCATTACCATCAGCTGCCATTAGGAAACGCTGGGCATACACACAAGCTGTACCAGCATTAATCGTACCAGTGTTTACGTCCGTTACTGTGAATGTATTTGCGTTTAGAACAGAAATTACATAGTTACCAGCAGTTCCCTGCAGCGTGGCTACAGCAAAGTTTAATCCTAATGTTTGACCATTAGTCAGCCCGTGACCATTTTCAGTAACTGTAATTAGCGTACCATCGCGCTCATAAGTAGCAGTAACAGGGACGGTAGCGGTATCCCAGAGCGTAATTGCTGATGCCCCAGAAGACACTGTCATTAATCCTTTAAGTCTAGTTCTTCCTATGAGGAAAAACCCAGCAACATTTAAGTGCCCTGACTTTACGTCATATTGCATACTCATAATTAATCTCCTTTATCCGGCTCTTGAGCATCCAGTCTTTCAACTAATGCCTTATAGCCATCAATAGCACCTTGAGCAGCGGTAACAAAACTTGACGCTTGATTACGCTCTGCCACAAGGCGCTCTATCTCTGACAACAAAAATGGTTTAGTGATTTCCACTATGCTGCGTTAGATACCATTAAGTAGTAAGGAGTGCTGCCAACTACGATTTTGATTGTATGTGACACAGCAGCAGAACTCTGAGCTGGGACCATTGCCACTGGCAGGTTAAATAGATTTGATAACCCTGTACCAGCGCCACTGTTTGTGAATCTAATCCAAGAGGCGGTTGCTGGCAACGTAGCAGCAGTGCCTACATCAGAATCAGCTTGAATAGCCGCAATGGTACCGCCTGGAGCAACACTTGCTGCCAAACCTAATGTAGCGCGTAAAGCATTGCCAGCACCTGAAATAGAGCCGCCTGCGTTTACAGACATAGAAATGTGTGCGCCATTCGTTGTTTGACCTGCGCCTTGGGCAGCAGATACAACTGAGAAAGCCCTGAGTGTTTCACCTGCGCCAGCACCAGTAAAGGTTAGCTTTTCATATACAAGCCGCGTATCACCTGATGCTGCAGAGGTTGTTGCAATTGTAGAGTTGATGTTTTGTGCGGTTGTTACTGAGACAGGACTAGCTGCGGTTCCAGTAATAAATCCATTATTAGATGTAACTGGACCCGAAAAGGTTGTTGATGCCATGATATATTTCCTTTGTGTTATAGCACATATGCCCATACAGTCTCTATAACGTCTGCCAAGCCAGTCTGTATGAGTCGGGGTTCTTGGGTTACTTATGTTTTATCACTTTATATGAGGGGTGTCAACTACCTTTATGCGTGCCTCCATCATCTTTGTCCTAGCCTTAGGATCACTCCATTTTGCCTTTAACTCTGCTGATTTCTTATCCCCGCGTATAGCCGCTCCACACGCAGGACAGCCACTACCCTTGCGAAGCTGTGCGGCATATTGAGAAAACACACCATGCTTATGGCACACGCATCCAGTTATACGATTTAATGCCCCTGTATACACTGCATTAGTAAAGTCATATCTATCTTTAACCTCTTGTGGAAACTTATCAATTACAGCATCAAATGCATTTATCTCCTGCCTAGCTGAATGTTTACGCATGTTAGCCCTAGCTCTCTCCAGTCCTTCAGGTGTATATACACGGGCCGCTTTCTTTACCCCGCGCTGAGAGTCACCTATTTTCTTGCGTGTGGCTGCATCCCTAGTTTTCCCTAACCATGCGCGAGTAGGGTTTGCTAGCTTCTTCTCTCTAATTATTTGTTTAGTTGCTTCAGTATGTTTCTTACCTAACCTGGGATCATCCTGCGCGTGCCGTGCATTGCGTATAAGCTGCTTAGTTGCTTCAGCCATTTGTTTTCCATAGTTAGGGTGGTCTTCCTTATTTCCACCCCGCCAAGGAGCCCCAGAGCGCATACCGTGGTTATAACATTCTGGCTTTCCTACCCACTCAGTAAGCCAAACATCCTCTGCTTCCTGCAATGATGCATCTTCAGGGATTATCTCTATAACATGAAATATAAAGGCATCTTCACCATACTTATTCCAAGCGGCCTGCAGATGTTTTGTGTGATGTTTGTTGTTACGCAGTTTATTTCTATGGGTTCTAAACCTTTCATACTGGTTGTTGGTACTACCTATATAGAACTTATTATTTACAGAGTTAATAATCTTGTATATCACTGACTGTTTCATTTAATGTCTCCTATAAGAACGTGATAGGTATAATAACACTATACAAACATTTGTCAATGACAATAAAAAACCCCACGTCTTAGGTGGGGTTAGTGTTGCTAAGTACTTGTTTCTATTACTAAGCCCCAGCTGAGCCAAACATACCCAGAGGGTCAGACCATCCAAAGCTGTAACGCTCACGGCTCTTGTAGCGGACGTTGCCTGTGTCAAAATCGCCATCCATTGACTGTTGCAGGGGTGAACGCTCAAAGTGCTTCATACCGTTAGGTACATCTGTGGTCAGGAACCATGCATTGGTGTCAGTCAAGAAGTGATTGATACAGTAGCCTTCAGGTATCGAAC